GCTTCCCCGCCTCGTACAAGATTACCGATGAGGCGCTGATACCGAGGGCTTCGGCGGCGGCGCGCTGCGATTTGAAGAACCGCTTGCGCCAGTCTTTGAACTGGCCGGGCGTCATGCGTCCTTCTCCTCAATGCGCGACACGACAAGCACACTGACGGTAGGGGTAGTCCAGTACTGACGCCCGCCGGGGTGACGACCCGGCTTTTCGACGCGCATTTGTGAGCGCGAAAACGGGGCGATCCACGTTGCGCCGACCGAAGGCGCCTCCATCGTCTTGATCCAGCAGTCGCCGAACGGCCCCGGCTCCACGATCGCGCTCGCGCGGTCCCACCATTTCGGGTCGTAGGAGCCCATCAGGTAAGCGACGGCGGCGGCGCGATCGTTGAACGCGACGATGGTGGCGTTCTCGGCGATGTAGAGGCCGTCACTGTCGTGCGTGGCGTAAAACTTGGGCTTCGTCATTGGTCGTCCCCCTCGGGATGTCGTGGATAGGAGCGGGGTCAGGCGGCCACCCAAGCGCATGTACGGTCGCTGTTGACGCTGTAAGCAATGCCGGATGCGTCAAGGGCGGCCAGCGCGGGGGCGAGGTCAACGTCGTGGGCGTTAATTAGTATGCAACACGTCGCCGGGCGCGGCGCGATTTGATACCCCGCGGTTCGGGACACGAAGCCGCTGACACGGCTGCTACGATGCGTGACCCGCGACAGCGGCAGGCCGGCGGCGGCGAATGCAGCGCGGATGTGAGCGGCCTTGGTCATCGTCTGTCTCCCGGTTAGTGGGGCATCGCCCCGTTGACAAAGCGAATGTAGCGCACTGAGTGCAGGTTGTCAATGCACCATGTGCAGATTTTATCGACGTTCTACCCGCTGTAGTGCGAAACCATAGTGAGGGGCGCCACCCGAAAGGACGCGCCGCAACGGCATGACCGGCGATCCAGCAACAAATGGCGAGAAGCGGAACCCGAGCTGGTTCAAGCCGGGACAGGTCGCGAACCCCAAGGGCAGACCCAAGGGCGCCCGGCATAAGCTAGGCGAAGCGTTCCTAGAGGCGCTGGCGAGCGACTTCGAGGCGCACGGCCCGCAGGCCATTGCCGAGGTCCGCGAGAACCGCCCCGCTGACTACCTAAAGGTCATCGCGTCCATTCTCCCCAAGGAAATGAACGTCAAGGTGGACACGACCGACGAGTTGACCGATGACCAGCTTGACCAGCGCATCCGAGCCCTTGCCGACGCCATCGGGATCGAAGTCCGACTTGGTGGCAGAGCTTCTAGCGGCGATGGAAGCGAAGAAGCGTCGGTTAGACACTAACCGGCTCAAGGCGTATTCGCCGTACCCTCGGCAGAAGCAGTTCCACGAGGCCGGCGGGCGGTTCCGCGAGCGCCTGTTCGCGGCGGGAAATCAGCTCGGGAAGACGTTTTCGGGCGGTGCCGAGTACGCCATGCACGCCACGGGACTTTATCCGTCGTGGTGGAAAGGCCGGACGTGGGCGCGGCCCATCGTCGGGTGGGCGGCAGGCGTCACGGGCGAAAGCACGCGAGACAACGTACAGCGCATGCTTCTCGGCCGGCCGGGGCAGTTCGGCACGGGCTTGATCCCGAAGGATTGCTTGATCGACACGTCGTCGTCGCGCGGCGTGTCCGACCTTGTTGATACGATATGGGTCCGTCACGCCAGCGGCGGCACGTCTATCATCGGTCTCAAATCGTATGAGAAGGGCCGGGAGAAGTGGCAGGGCGAGACCTTGGACCTTGTATGGTTTGATGAGGAGCCGCCCCAAGACATCTACATCGAAGGCATCACGCGCACGAACGCGACGGGCGGCTTGGTCTACATGACCTTCACGCCGTTGCTCGGCATGAGCGACGTAGTCGCCCGGTTCTTCCAAGAGGAAAGCCCCGATCGTCACGTCACGAAGATGACGATCGACGACGTGGACCACTACACGGCCGAGGAGCGGGCGCGGATCATCGCCAGCTATCCGCCACATGAGCGGGAAGCGCGGGCGCGGGGCATCCCGGCGCTGGGGTCCGGTCGAGTTTTCCCGATAGCCGAAAGCGAAGTGACGTGCGAGCCGTTTGATGTGCCCGAATGGTGGCCGCAGATTGGCGGGCTTGACTTCGGATGGGACCACCCGTTCGCCGCCGTGAGGGTGGCGCACGACCCTGACAGTGACCGGGTGTATGTCATCGCGGGCTATCGCCAGCGCGAGGCCACGCCGATCATTCACGCGGCGGCGCTTCGGCCTTGGGGCGAATGGCTGCCGTGGGCATGGCCGCACGACGGCTTGCAGCACGACAAGGGGTCGGGCGAGCAACTGGCCGAGCAGTACCGCAAGCAAGGGCTGAACCTGCTGAACGATCGCGCGACGTTCGAGGACGGGACGAACGGCGTTGAGGCCGGCGTGTATGATATGCTCATGCGGATGCAGACCGAGCGGCTAAAGGTGTTCTCCACCTTGGGCGAATGGTTTGACGAGTTCCGGCTGTACCACCGGAAGAACGGCGTCATCGTCAAGGAGCGCGACGACCTTATGAGCGCGACGCGGTATGCGATTATGATGCTGCGCCACGCGACGACGCCGGGCATGGTCCGCTCGTATCAGCCCCCCGTCTACTTCGACAGCTAGCCGGCCACCTTCGGACGCCGGGAGGAGATAATCGTGCGGCTTATTCTAGTGCGGCACGCCCGCACGATCCTGCAAGATAAGAAGATCATCGCCGGGTCGAACATCGACGCGGGCTTGTCGCACCCTGGCAAGGGCCAAGCCAAGGCCCTCGGGCCGATGATCGCGGGCGTTCCGTTGTGGTTCGTCTCCCCGATGCAGCGCGCTCAGGAAACGGCGGCCATCGCGGCGGAAGCGGCCGGGACCAAGCCGAAGCTCGTCACCGTGCCCGCGCTGATCGAGCGCGACTATGGCGAGGCCGATGGGAAGACGGTGCCATGGGTGATGGAGCGCTACGGCTATTACGCGCACGACGATTGGGACACTCAGCACGACCAAGCCCCGCCGGGCGGCGAGACGCTGGCGCAGGTGCGGCTTAGGGTGCTGGATTGGTGGCGCGGTCAGGACGTCGAGGAAGCGGTGGTGATCGCGCACAAGCACGTCCTTCGGATGCTCCATCACGGGCTGACGGGGGAGGACTACGAGCCCCGCAACGCCGAGCCGCTGGAGGTGGTGCTTTGACCACGCAGACGTGGCGCACGCTGATCCAGCGCGCCGACCGGGACTGGACGAAGAACGCCGTGCGGCCGGTGGCCTACGAGTTCTCCAACGGGCGCGAGTTCAAGGTGCTTGAACGGCCGGGGCAGCCCTACGGCACGGGCACCTCGACGTGATCGCGGCCATCGTCCTTTGGCTCGCGGCGGCCTATCGCATTCGAGGTCACCGGCCTGATGCGGGCGTGCTTCGGGTGGTCATGCACCCGGTCTTCACCCTGCGTCCGATGTGGGCAGCGTCATGCTTCGGCGTGGTCTACATCCTCACGGGTGCCGTGTGGATTGCGGGCGCCGTCGCCATCGGGGAGTGGATCGGCCTGCACATCCGCCATGCGCCGGGGCAGGACATGGGAACGTGGGCCGGGACGGTGCGCGATGACGTGATCGCCATGGCGGTCGTCGGCACGCAGCGCGCAATCGTCGTCGGCGCCGCCCTTGGTGCGGCGTGGCTGGCGGGCTTGGTCGCGACGTTCCCGTTGGCGTGGGTTGCCCTGCCGCTCGCCTACGCCGTGACCCTCCCGCTGTCCTATTACATCGGGTGGCGCATCCCTTGGCGGGTGCCGCCGCTCCTCCGGGGCGGGATCGAGTGGAGTGAGTTTCTCACGGGCGCCTCACGGGCGCTCGTTTTCGTTGTCGTGTTCGGAGCCTGACATGGCGGTCATCGAAGTCCTCCCCTACGCGAGCGTGGAACAAGCCGCCACGATGGCAGCCGACCAGAAGCTCGCGAGCGAAGTGGCGCGCGTGCTGCGAAGCCACTATCCGGGCTGGTCGTTCGCGGTCCACGCCGACAGCCGCACCGGCATGGTCACGGTCGAGAATTGGGACCTAAGCGAGCGCATGGGGTTCTACATCCGCATGAGCGAATTGGACGGCCCCGAGGCCATCAAGCGCAAGGCGGTATGGGCCGGCGGCGAGTTTCTAGAGCGCCACGGCCTTCCCGCGACGAAGGCGAATGAGGCCGACCGCGACGCCAAGCAAGCCCGCGCGTGGTTCGCGTAAGGAGTTCAACATGCTGAACGACGACGCCTCGTCCAAGATGGAGGACGGGCAGACGGCCGACGTGTCTTCGCGCGATTGGCTGGCGCTCGCCCGGACCTGTTGGGACCAAAGCGAGAGCTTCGTCCAGTCTGAGCTTCAAAAGCCGTGGGAACGCGCCCTCGACCATTTCCACGGCCGGCACCCGAGCGGATCGAAGTACAATAGCGACGACTACCGAGGCCGGTCCAAGCTGTTTCGCCCGAAGACCCGATCGACCATCCGCAAGGGTGAAGCGGCGTGCGCGGCCGCGTTCTTTTCGACCCAGGACGTCGTGAGCGTCACGGCGGTAGACGACGGCGACCCGGTGCAGATTGCCAGCGCTGAGGTGATGCATCGCGTGCTTCAACACCGGCTCACGAAGTCGATCCCGTGGTTTCTGATCGTCCAGGCGCAGTTTCAGACGGCGAAGACGATGGGGTACTGCGCTTCGCGGCAGGAGTGGCTTTACGAGCGCGTAATCGAGACGGTGCAGCAGCAGGTCATGGA